TCACCAGCAACGCCACCCTCAAATGGGAGGGTGCAGCGGCGCAGGACGAGGATTGGACGGGTCAGGGCGCGACACCCAGCGACTGGACCCCGCAAGCGGCAACGAGTGAAATCTGGGCCACCCAGACAGCGGCGGCAGAGAATTGGACACCAGCGACGCCTCCTTCGGGGTCTTGGTCGCAAGCATCGTGAAGGTGACGCATGGCAGATACCACCACAACCACGTTTGGGCTTGTGAAGCCAGAGGTTGGCGCATCTGCGGACACGTGGGGCGGCAAGATCAACGAGGATCTCGACAAGCTTGACGATCTGCTTGACGGCACGACGGCCATCAAGCCGAACCTGACCGAGGGCCAGTGGAAAGTCGGCGGCACGGCTGTCACCGCGACTGCTGCCGAATTGAACATCCTCGACGGCGTGACCGCGACGACCGCCGAATTGAACATCCTTGACGGCGTGACGGCGACCGCTTCCGAACTGAACATCCTCGATGGCGTGACCGCTACGACGGCTGAGTTGAATATCCTTGACGGCGTGACCGCGACGACCGCCGAATTGAACATCCTTGACGGCGTGACGGCGACGGCCGCCGAACTTAACGTCTTGGACGGTATCGCTGGCATAGCTTCTCAGGCTGAAGCCGAGGCGGGCACAGCTACAGACAAACTCATGACGCCAGCGCGTGTCGCTCAGGCGATTGAGGCTTTGACACCGACCGTTGACCCAACGTCCGAACAGGTAGGGAGCGCGACCGCAGGTATTGCGTACGGGGCGGTCGGAACGTATGCGTATCTGGCGTCATCGGGGACCATTGCGGGTTCGACGACGTTGGCCTCACCCGGCGGGACGGTGGCAGGATCTAGCTTGGTCGCTGCGGGTCCGTATGCAATGGAAGGCACCCCCGGCTACAGTATGCACGGCTCCACCTTGTCTGGCACATGGCGCTGCATGGGTTACGCCCATAACACGTCTACCTCTGCTCGGCGCGTCGGTTCAATCTTTCTGAGGATTTCGTGATGGACATTCGTAACCCGGTCTTTACCGCAGACAACCGCATCGATTGCGAGGTTAAGCACCCCGCCTACGGCTGGATACCATTCACGGCAGACCCTAACGATGTAGAGCCCCACGGGCGAGAGATCTACGCAAGAGCTTTGGCCGTCGGCCCGGCAGCTTACGCCGCACCTCCTGTAGTTCCCCCCGCCAAGGCAGAACAGGAAGCCAAGCGTCACGCAGCCTACACCGAAGAAGCCGATCCCTTGTATTTCAAGTGGCAGGCTGGTGAAGGCACCGAGGAAGAGTGGCTTGCCAAGCGTCAGGAAATCCGTGACCGTTACCCCTACCCGGCTGAGTGAGGACTGCAATGGACGTGCTGGAAGCTCTGATGAAATGGATCGTGGCCCCCGTGGCCGCCTTTGTGTGGGTTCTGCACGTCAAGCAGCAGGCCCACGCGACGGACATTGAGGTGCTGAAGGCCCAAGCGGCAGCCACCACCAAGGCGCACGATCTCGAGATGAAGAACCTCCAGACGCTGATCCAGAAGGTGTTCGACAAGCTCGACAAGATTGAAGAGAGCCTGCGCAAATGAAGATCAATCAAGCGACCGTAGAGCTGGTCAAGGAGTTTGAGGGCTTCCGCGCGAAGGCCTACAAATGCCCTGCCGGGATCTGGACCATCGGGTACGGCACGACGGCTGCTGCCGGTGTCGGCATCACACCGAAAGAGGGCATGACGATCACACGCAGCGACGCCGAGGGCTACCTGCACGGGGCGCTGGAGAAATTCGCTGCTCAGATCGAGAGCGATATCACTGCGCCGATCAACGAGAATGAGTTCGGGGCATTCGTCTCTCTGGCGTACAACATCGGCCCCGGCGCCTTCCGCAAGTCTTCCGCCTTGCGGCATTTCAACGCCGGAGACAAGGCGAAGGCGGCCGCCGCCATCCTGCTCTGGGATAAGGCGGGCGGCAAGGTGCTGAGGGGCTTGACCCGCCGCCGCGAGGCCGAGCGCAAGCTGTTCCTGACGCCGGTCGGCGGTAAGTTCGAGGGGCGCACGACTGTCGCCCAGTCGACCACGGTTCAGGCATCCGCCGTGCAAATCGCGTCTGGCGCGGGCGCAGGCATCGCGGCCGTCGGGGCTCTCGACGGCACGGCGCAGATTGTGGCTCTGGTGTTCGCGGGCGTCGTCGTGCTGGCGGCTCTCTGGATCATGCGGGAGCGCATCAAGAAGTGGGCGGAGGGCGTGAGGTGATCTTCGCGCGTCTGAAGATGTGGGCGGCCGGGATCGCCCTCGTCGTGGCCGCGCTGGCAGCAAGCTGGTTTGGCGGCAGAAAGTCGGCTCAGGCTGACGCCAAGCAAGAGGAGCTTGAGGGCTATGTCGAGACGCGAAAGCGCATGGACGAGATTGGCCGCATGTCTGATGCTGATGCTGCCTGTGACTGGCTGCGTGAGCGCGGTAAACACTGATGCGCTCTGCGCCGGGACCGAAACGGCGAGGACGGATCACGCGAAGGCACTGGCGCACGATGGTGGGCCTCTATCGGTTATCACGGGCGCGCATCTGATCCGCCTCATGGATGCGGGCTGCGGGCATGACACCTAGACAACAACAAGCCCTCGAGGCGTACGCGCGCCACGGCAGCATCTCGGCGGCGACCAAAGAGATGGGTATGGATCGGCGGGACTTTCTGCGCCTGCTGGACCGCGCAGGACTTGACGCAAAAGCGCGTCAGAAATTGCGCGTCGACCCAGCCATCGCCGACAGCATGGCCGCCGCAGGCACTAACATGGTGCCATCCATGGCTTGGGTGAAGGTCGCGGCGACTGAGGGTCAGCCCGGATATTCTGTCATGCTGCGCCCGGAAGGCGAGGAGCCGGAGGCCGTCGCCGACCGCATACGCGCAGCTCTGGAGGGCATGAAGCCTGCCGATCCTGTCGTGCCGCCCGAGAGCGTGATGGCGGATCTGTGCGCCGTATACCCGCTCATGGACGCGCACGTCGGGATGATGGCGTGGGGGCGCGAGACGGGCTCTCAGGACTACGATCTGGAACACGCGGCCAAGGACATGCGGCACGCCTTCGCCAAGGTGCTGGCCATGACGCCGCCCGCGCGGCAGGCGGTCCTGCTGATCGGCGGCGACTACTTCCACAGCGACGACACGCGCGCCGAGACGCCCGCCAGCCGCCACAAACTCGACGTCGACGGACGGTTCTATAAGGTGCTGGACGTCGGCATCGGCATCATCGCCGAGACCGTACACCAGCTCCTGCAGAAGCACGCCAACCTGCTTGTCCGCGTCCTGCGCGGCAACCATGACCCGCACTCCAGCATGATGCTCAACTTCGCGCTGGCCGAGCGTTACCGCAACGAGCCTCGGGTGATGGTCGAGAAAGATCCTCGCGACTTGTTCATGATGCAGTGGGGCAAATGCGCCATCTTCGCTCACCACGGCGACAAAGGTAAGCCTCAGCAGATGGCCCTGTACCTGTCGGATGTGTGCCCCTTCTGGTCGCAGACGCGCCACCGGCACTACCTGACGGGCCACGTTCACCACGACCACGCCAAGGATCTGGGCCCGCTGCGGTATGAGAGCCTGCGCGCCTTCTGCCCGCCAGACGCGTACGCGGCCAGCATGGGGTATGGCGGCCGCCGGGCTTTGCAGTCGATGACCTTCCACAAGCAGGACGGCCTTGTCTTGCGCGCCATGGACCCGATAGATCGGGAGGTTGGCTAAATCATGCGTCTGATGTATGATCTGACGCACAGGAGGCCCGCATGCCGCTAATCCCGCTCCAGATCCCGCCGGGCGTCTACCGCAACGGCACCGAGTATCAGGCCAGCAACCGCTGGTTTGACGCCAATCTGGTGCGCTGGATCGAGGGCACAATGCGACCTGTCGGTGGGTGGCGCACGCGCGACGCGGTTGGCACGACGGCGCCACGCGCGGCTCTGGCTTGGCAGGATCTGAGCGGCGACCGCCGGTACGCGGTCGGCTTTCACGACAGCCTGAAATCCGTACTCGCGTCGGGCACGGTGACTGACATCACGCCCACCGACTTGGTCGACGGCGATCTGGACGCGCAAGTCAACACCGGCTACGGCGGCGGCTTCTATGGCCAGCAGGCGTACGGCGTCGCGCGGGCCGATCAGGGCAACTACGGCGAGGCGACGACGTGGGCTCTGGACAACTGGGGCGAATACCTCGTCGCATGTTCGGTCGCTGACGGCCGCCTGCTCGAGTGGGATCTGGACACGGCCAACAACGCGGCCGCCATCGCCAATGCGCCCATCGACAACTTGTCTCTGGTGGTGACGGCCGAGCGGTTTCTGTTCGCCCTTGGCGCTGGCGGCAACCCCCGCAAGGTTCAGTGGTGCGACCGGGAGGACAACACCGAGTGGACGCCAGCCACCACCAACGAGGCAGGCGACATCGAGCTGCAGACGAACGGGCAGATCATGCTCGGCCTGCGGACGCGTGGCCAGACGCTTATCCTGACCGACCAAGACGCGCACGCGGCGACATATCAGGGCCCGCCCTTTGTGTACGGCTTCGAGCGCGTCGGCTCCGCGTGCGGCGTCATCTCCCGCAAGGCGGCCGTGACGGTCGACGAGGGTGTCTTCTGGATGGGCAAGCGCGGCTTCCACATCTACGCGGGCGGCGCCGTGCAGGACATCCCGTGCGATGTCGCGGATTACATTTTTTCCGATATGAGCGGCGCGCAGTCGTCCAAGATCTATGCCGTCAGCAATCAGGCCTTCAACGAGATCTGGTGGTTCTACCCGTCGTCGTCCTCGAACGAGAACGACCGCTATGTCGCCTTCAACTACGCCGAGCGGCACTGGTCCATCGGCTCGATCAGCCGCACGGCGGCCATCGACAGCGGCGTGTTCCGCAACCCGATCTGGTTCGACACGACTGGCACGTCGTACGACCACGAGACCGGCCTCTCGCACAATGGCGCGACGGTGTACGCCGAGAGCGGGCCGATCAGCATTGGTGCGGGCGACAACGTCATGTCGGCCACCATGCTCATCCCCGACGAAAAGACGCAGGGCGACGTGAGCGCCACCTTCCGCACGCGTTTCCACCCGAACGACATGCAGCGCACGTACGGGCCGTACAGCATGGCGAACCCGACCAGCGTGCGCTTCACGGGCCGCCAGATCCGCATGCGCGTCGAGGGCGCGCGTCTGGCCGACTGGCGCGTCGGCATCATGCGTCTTGACGCAAGACCGGGTGGGCTGCGGTGAGCTTGGGTTTCACTCCTCCACCCGTCACGACGGATCTGCACCTCTGGGCGCAGAACGTCGTGACATTCTTGCGCCGGACGGCCTCCCGCCTGCAGTTCAAAAACCCGCTCTCCTCGGCGACCGAGGACGGCGTGATCCTGTGGGACGCGGCTGGCGGCTATCCCGTCGTCGCGAAGGAGGGCGTCTGGCGGCAGATCGTGCTGGCCGACGGGTACGCCATCTTCGGACAGGATGCCGACGTCACGGCGGCCGCCGCTGACACGGCGTACAAGATCGCCTTGGACAACATCGCCTCGCAGGGCGTCACGCTGACCGGCTCGCCCGCGACCGACATCACATTCATCGAGGGCGGCCTGTATGAGATCGCCTTCACGGCGCAGATCGCCAGCACGTCGTCAAGCACCGTCAACTTCCGCTTCTGGCCCCGGATCAACACGGTCGACGTGGGCGGCAGCACGATTGTGGCCAGCCTCCACAACAACGGCGCCACGATCACGGTCAGCAGGGCGGCCATCTTCGCCTTCGAGGCGGGCGACGTCCTGAACGTCATGTGGGCCACCGACAGCACAAGCGGAAGCCTGAAGGCGCACGCGGCGACGGCCTACGCGCCAGCCGCGCCGTCTGTGACCATTGCCATCACGCGGGTGCAGGCATGAACATCATAGATGCCAACCGCGAGCATATTGAGGCGGCCCTCGAGTACAGCGGCGGCACGCACAACTTTGACGACGTCAAACAGGCCATCCTCGAGGGGCGCATGCAGCTCTGGCCAGCACCGAATAGCTGCGCCGTGACAGAGATCATCGAGTATGCTAGAAAGAGGGTGGTACACGTCTTTTTGGCGGCAGGTCAGATGGACGAAGTGGTTGACGGCATCGAGAGCGTGGCCGAGTGGGGCCGACAGCAGGGATGCCAAAGCATGACGATCTCCGGCCGCAAGGGGTGGGAGCGTATTCTGGACAAGAGCGGGTTTCGCCCCGTCATGGTCGTGATGGAGAAGGAACTGTAATGGGACGCAGCAGCAACACAACTGTGCAGGAGGCGAAGATCCCGGCGTGGGCCGAGGCCGCCGCTCAGGACGTTCTATCGCGCGCCAAGGATGTGTCGCGCATCCCGTACGCCCCCTACTACGGGCCCGACGTGGCGGCGATGACGCCGATGCAGATTGCCTCGATGCAGGGCACCAACCAGATGGCGGCCGCCTTCGGCTCGCCGACGGCTGACGTGATGGCCGGGGCGCCGACCGCGCAGACCTACGACGGCATGAGCGCGTACTCCTCGGGCTCACTGTACGACGCGGCTCTGGCCGAGCTGGAGCGCCGTCAGCCGGGCACCTACGCCGCGCTGCGTGCGCCGTTCCTCGATCCGATGACAGGCGCGCGACCGGCAGACACCTACGCGTACAACGCCTTGACCGGCGCTGGATCGGCCAGTGCCGCCGCGCCCGTCTCGGCGGCCGTCACCCGCGAGTATGGCGGCGGACGCGACAGCTACGGCCCGGCAGCAACCGGCGGCCGCAGCACGACATCAATGGCGTCTCTGGGCAGCTATGCGCCCGGCGGCGTGAACACGGCAAACCCAGCCAGCCTCGGCAACCGCGTCGCGGCTTCACTGAGCGGGCCGCAAGGTAAACCCACGGCAGCAGATCGTCCTGTCAGCCGTTCGAGCGCCGCCGGTGGCGGCAGCGGTGGTATGGGAGGCGGCAAATAATGGCTGGCGCAGGAAATCCTCAGAACGTGCAGACGCCCGTCGCGGGTAACGTCTCGCAGACGTCGGCAAACCTGTTCAATCAGGCGGCCGCTGGGCCCAACATCGGCCAGTTCATGAACCCCTACACCGGCATGGTGACGGGTCAGGCGATGCAGGATCTGAACCGGCAGCGGCAGATGGCGGTCAACGACATCGGCGCGTCGGCGACGCGTGCGGGCGCCTTCGGCGGGTCTCGCCACGGCGTCGCGGAGGCTCTGACCAATCAGGGCTTCGCGCAGCAGGGCGCGAACATGTTTGCCAACCTGCAGCAGCAGGGCTTCAATACCGCCCTGAACGCGGCCCAGAACCAGCAGAACATCCAGTCCGGCCTCGCGGGTCAGGGCTTCGGCTTCGCGCGCGACATCAGCAACCAGCAGTTCCAGCAGGGTCAGGCGCAGCAGGCGCTGAACCAAGCCCTGATCGACGCCGCGCGTGGCCAGTACGGTGGCTTCACCGGCGCCCCGACGCAGGCTCTGCAGCCGCTTATGGGCGCCCTCGGCGCGGCACCCGTGCCGACGTCCTCGACGACGACGCAGACCAGCAAGCCGGGTCTGTTCGACTATCTGACGGCTGGCGCAATGCTGTTCCGCCGCTAAACGATTGGGTCTTTCATGGTCATGACGCCTGAGCAACTGAAGCGCATGGTGTTCCCCGGCGAAAGCGGCGGGGACTACAACGCGCTCTTCGGCTACGCCAACCGCCCGGGCGGTCAGTTCGCGGGCGTCAACCTGACGGACATGACGGTCGATCAGGCTCTGCAGTTCGCATCGCCCTCCGGGCCGTACGGGCAGAGCGTCAAGAACCAGATCGGCCGCGTCGCGACGCCGATGGGGGCGTACCAGATCGTCGGCACGACGCTGCGCGCGGCCAAGGAAGGCCTCGGCCTGACCGGCAACGAGCGCATGACGCCCGAGCTGCAGGACCAGCTCGGCATGTGGATTTACCAGAACCAAGGCCCCGGCGCGTGGGAGGCTTGGGGCAAAGGTGGCGGCGGCGGCGGCAGCGGGTCGCGCAGCAGTGGAGGTGGCGCAATGCCGATGGGACTGTTTGATATGCAGGAAGAGCCGAAGACCTTCGGGGAGCGGCTGCGCGCCGATCTGCGCAGCGGCGACTTCATGGACCGCCTCGCGCTGGCCGCGAACAGCCTGCGCATGAACCCTGACCCGAATGTGGCGACGGTCATCGAGGCGAGCCGCGAGCGGCGCGCTGGCCAGCAGACGGCCAACCGCACGGCTCAGTGGCTGATGTCGCAGAACCGTCAGGATCTGGCGCAGGCGCTCATGACGGGCGCTATCGACCCGAAGACGGCTGTGGCGACGGCTTTGGAAAAGCAGAACGCAGTGAACGGCGTCGAGGTCGGTGGCAAGCTGGTCAACCCTGAAACGGGAGAGATCATCTACGACCCGACTGCCGGAGCCGCCCCTGTGCTGTCGGCGGAGCAGCTTTCTGGCCTGAACACGCTGCGCGATGACGCGACGACCTCGGCAGCCGAACTGTCGCTGATGCAGGACGCGTGGGGCAACATCAACACCTTCTACCAAAACCCCGGCTCTGTCAGCGACCGCGCGCTTGTCATTGCCTTCGCGAAGATCCTCGACCCGACGTCCGTCGTCCGCGAGAGCGAGAGTGCGGCAATCGCCAACTCTGGCAGCCTGAGCGCGGGCCTGCGGTCTACTCTGATGAACACGCTGCAGGGTGGCGGCAACCTGCCGGAAGAAATCCGCAACGAGATCCTGAAGCTGTCGCGGGAAATGTACACCCAGAAACTGCCCCGCGTGCAGGGGCGCATCAAGTTGCTGCAGGAAACCGCCGCGCGGGCTGGCTTGCCACCGGAGTTGGTGTTTGGCGGAACTCTTAGTGCGCCGGAAGACGTGACCGTGACACCTACTGTTCCGGCCCCGACAACGTTCACCCCGGCACCGTAAGGATCAGGGCATGGAAAAGATCGAACTCAAGAACTCTCAGGGCAAAGTCATCGGGACTGTCGATGCCGCTGAGTGGAACGCCATGCCGCAGGCTGACCGCGACGCTTTCATGGCTCAGTTCGAGCCAAAGCAAGAAGAGCCGAAGCGGCAGGCACGGGCCGCCGCGCAGGGTTTGACCCTTGGTTTTGCAGACGAGATTATCGCCGGGCTGCGCGCACCATTTGGCGAGGGTTCTCTTTCGGAGAACTACGAGGCCGCGCTGCAGGAAGAGCGCGACATGCTGAAGCGGTATCGCGAGGCTTACCCGTACAGTTCTGCAGCCTATGAAATCGGTGGCGCTGTCCTGCCAGCCTTGTTCACTGGCGGCGCAGCAGCACCCGCCGCCGCTACCCGCACGGCGGCTGTCATCGGTGGCCTCGGGCGCGGGGCAATCGGGGGAGCTAAAACTGGCGCGGTCTACGGCTTCGGGTCTGGCGAGGGGGATGTCTTGAACCGTGCCGCCAGCGCAGGCGTCAACGCATTGCTTGGCGGCGTCGGTGGGGC